TGCTTATCATTACACCTGGGTCTATCTCAAAGTATTTGGAGAAAAATGTTATCTCCACAAGTGATGGGTAAATTGCGTGTTCAGAACCCCACTCGTATAACCTTCTCGGCCTGAATTTAAGCCCCATTTCATTTAGCCAACTCAGCATATCCTTTACCTTGAAGCCTTTCTTCTCACACATGTAAAGGATGTTCTCCTTGAACTGTCTTGCAAGGTCTTCAGACTGATCGAATGCCTCCCTTGTCCACAAGGGGTTACGGGACTGCATCTTCTCGTACACCTCATCTGTTATCTTGAGTTTGATTTTTTTATACGCCATGCTTAAATATAAAACAAAACCCCCAAGTTTGCAATGCAGGGACTTGAGGGAATTAGAAACGATTGGTAAGTGCGCCCGACAGGGATACCCCTATCCGTTACGACATTAAACAGCTTTAGCCAGCTGTTAGCATTAATTAAAAGTTAGAATAAATATCATTTTTAATCATATCCAATGTAATAACGCCATCTTTAATAAGTTTTTTACTTGCTTCCATTTGAGCATTAAGCAGGTTATTAACATCATCTTGTTTTACGCTAAATCTTGTGTCATCCCTCAAGTAGAACACGCCTTTTCTTTTTAATTCTAATTCTGTAATGTCAGCAACATTATTCATAATGTCGTTTGATATGGTAGTTTTTAATTCTTTACCTTTTTTGTTTTTAAATTTCATATCTTTTATTTAATTGTTCAATATCGTGTATATAGAATTAAAAGCCCCATCATTACGACAGGGCTTTCTAACTAATTGATAATCAAGTACTTATCAGAATGGGAGATTGTCATCTATATCATCACCTCCAGCAGCAACTGGCTGCGCTTTCTTCTCTGCGCCTCCAAGCATTGTAAGGTCACGCACCTTGATGTCAGTATTGTATCGGGTGTTACCTTCTTTGTCCTCCCACTTTCTTGTGGTAATACTCCCTTCAACATAAAGCTTGTCACCTTTCTTTACATACTTGGTGACAACATCAGCAAGCTTTCCGAACACCACAAGGTTGTGCCATTCTGTATTCTCCTGTTTCTGTCCGCTCTTATCGGTGTATCTTTCCGATGTTGCTAGAACAAGGTTGGCTACCTTGCCTGACTTGGTTTCTCTTACCTCTGGGTCTTTTCCTACATTTCCCAAAAGCGACACGCGGTTCACTGAACTCATATTACTTAGATTTAATTGATTTACGAATTAGGTTTTCTGTTGCGCTGTCGATGTCGTACATCTCAAGTGCCTTTTCAATAGAGCCTTTTGCACTCTCTATCCATTCCAAAAGCTTGTTGTACTCAGCAGTTCCAGCCACTACTTTTTTCTTTGCTCCTGCCTTCTTCTCAACAGTGGTTTTCTTTCTTGGCTTAGTAGTTGAGTGGTTATTTGTTACGTCAGGATCCTTGTTATCATCGATAAGAAGAAGACCGTTCAAAGCATACTTACGGGCATATGACGATGACGCACCGAAACATTGACCAAGGCTCATTCCTTTTTGATTCGGGTCGATCCCTGCCTGAGCTTTAGATGTCACTACAATGTCTGGTTTCTTTGGATCAAAGATGCTTGCAGTTGCTTCAGTGTAGGGTATTCCACAAAGCTCTCCAAGAGAGTCTGTTATGTTAAGAACGAGACCGTGCTTGTCAAGTAGTGGCTTCACCGCCTCAAGGATGTCCTCGCAGTTACGATAATTGTAGCCCCCAAACTTATTCTTTTGATTCTTTGGAGCCTTGAGTTCCTTCTGTAGTTTTACTAACTTTTCCATGTTGCTAAAGTATTACAATTAAATGATATAACCTACTTTCCTGTCAATATTTTCCAACTCAACTCCGATGATAAATTCATCTGGTTTGGTTATCCTGACATCAAGCATCTTAGTGTTGTTGTTCGCTCTTTGGTAGTACCTCATGTACCCATGCCCAGGGAACTCTATCTTCTCTACAGACTCCTTTCTGAACTCGTTCTTTATCTTGTTCTCAAGTTCTCGCTTCTCCTTTTCAAGGTGCTTTATCATTGACTTAACTGTCTGAAGTCTTTGGGTCTTATCGAGCAGGTCTTCGTTACCCATCATTATCTCCTGTTCCACTTCATGGGTGTCGGAGAGGAATGTTGAGTAGTGTTCGTTATCGTCAGGATCAGGCTCAAGTTGCTGGATAACACCCATCCAATCTTCGTAACCTTCGTAGTCTCCATCTTCCTTTGCCTGTTCAGCCTTGATGAGGGCTTGTCTTCCTTGTAGTACACGCATCCAGAAATCAAATGTACGCTCCTCTATCATCTCCACGATAGACTCGTTCCTATGTATTGGGAAAACCTTAAAGTTCCTGCCATCAATAAGTATAGCTATCTCAGCGTAATCGCATTCCATTATCATCATCTGTTGAGTTGTTTGTAAAATATACATGTCAGGAACACCTTCATATTTCTTGTAGACAAAACCATTCATCGTTTTTATTTCCAACGGACAGTTCTTTGTTGTCAACTCATCTGAAAGTGTTCCGTCATCATTCAGTTTTCTTGAACCCTTTAAAATCATCCTGTCTATGTTGCAGTACAGGTGAGGGTACTTGGGGTTCTGAATGAATCCAACAAGACTACGTGCCTGACGTATGATTCTTCCAGTTTCAAAGTTCTCCATATATCCATCCTCTGTTCCGTCATAATACTTCCAAAGGTTAGCAACGTATTCCTCTTGGTGTATTCCATGGAAGGCAGGTGTAGACATGGTTCTGTCAGGCTCCATGGTACCAACCTTCTCGTGGAATAACTGCATGGGAGTTGGTTTGTAAGGACTGAGACCACACACTATGGCCGCAGATGATGCTCCTAAACCATTGTTTCTGTAATTGAACCACTCAGGGGTTCTGTCTTCGATTCTAACTATCCAGCTTTTCTTCATCTTTCTTTTGTTTTTGTTTTGCTAATTTAATTGGTCACAACATAATCTATTTGAGTACTGAAATTAATACGGAACTTCTTCATCCTTTTCGTTAGCATACGGAAATCTTGCTTGCTCCATTGCACTGGAAAATCCTGATTCAGGAACTACATAAGCAGTCTTTTCTTCATTGAATGGAGTATAATCCCCATCATAGAACCTACGTTCAAACACATCATATGTCAGAATACATTCACCAGTATTTCCGTTAATGTTCTTCTTCTTGATTTTCTTGGAGAAAAACTGAGACGTGGTGTCAGATGGATTTGAGTTATAATATGGGCGGTGGAACAGAAGTAAGTTGTCTGTTTTATTCAGAGTAATAGCACCACCTGCAATATTATACACGCCTGGCGGTCTATAATCTCCCGTGCGTTCATCTCTTGATAATGAAGAATTGGGATGCATGACGATCAGCATGTAGATGTTGTTCTCAAGTGTGAACTTCTTCTGTATCCTAAAGAACTCTTGAAGATATTGATCATCTCTTACGTTTGCACCGAAATCCCTTACCAATGCGTTGAATGGGTCTATAAGGCATCCATCAACATTCTCCTTGACCATCAACTCAACGAATTTTCTGTTTATGTATTCTTGGGTAGGTGATTTTTCGTCAGGATAGATGAAGAAGAAATGCTTGTTTATCTTTTCAGCCGCCTTCCTGTATTCGTCTTCAGACATCTGATTCTTGTGGTGCTTATGTACACTCTTTCCAACAAGTGTGTGTATGAGCTGATTGTAGAAAGACACTGGAGGATAATTCTCTGGAGAAAAGATAGCCCACTTGTAACCATCACGGATGGACTTGATCAGCATGAGCTGTAGCATCATCTCGGTCTTCCCAAAATTGGCAATTCCGAACATAACAGTTATCTCACCTCTACACCATCTCCATCTATCGTCAATGCATGGGAAGTAAGTTGTTTCACCCTGTGTATCTCCTGAATGGAATGATGATAGCATCTCAGGCATGATGTCGTTCAGGTATATAACATCCTCAAGCGGTCCCTCAAGGTTCTCAAGCTCCTCTTCTATGCTTTCCTTGGTAACAGTGCTGATAAGGTGGTCATCCTCGGTGAACTGTGCCGTACCGAAGTCAGAAGCATAGTTTCTGTAAACTGAATTGAGTATCACATCCAACTCCTTTACGTGGAAGCTACCACCGCAGAAGTCGTTGATCATGACATCCCTGACCTCATCCTTTCCTAATCCGAACCTCAGACATCCACAAGTAAGTTTGAATACGAAGTTATTACGGTTGCCTTCAAAGAATCCTTCACCCTTGTTGACCATCCACTTCTTAAGTCTTTCGTAAACGGTGTTCTCAGTTGTGTTTACGACAGGAACAGCGTCATACGTTTTTACAACGAACCTGTCATACACTTCCCACTTACGTGCAATGTAAATGTTCGGGTCATACGACTCAAAGCAAACCCTGCTGAGATTTCTTCCTGTTTGATCAAGGTCTTTGAAGTCTTCAAGCAGTGCGTCAAAATGCTCAAGATGTCTGTTAGGCTCGGAAACTTCTACCAATGCCTTCACACCGTTACCACTTGGAGATACCCAACATGAAACAACATACTTGTTCTTTTTCAGTTCAGCTATCTTGTCCTTGATGTTGCACTTATCAAAATCCAAGCATATAAGCCCAGTGTATGAGATGATGTTGTTGTCGTTCCTGGATTTGAACACACCAGAGAACAGTGGCGATGGAAGTGACTTCTTAACACTATCACGCTCCTTTCCATGAGGAAGCCTTCTTACATGCTCTACCTTATCCCTGCTCTTGCCCTTCTTGATGCGACTGAGAGCCTGACCTACAGTTATCACATGATTTGAGTCCACATCGAACAGACTCTCATAAATACTTATTTCTCTTTCAAACAGTTTTTTCATTACTTCCTTGTTTTCCAAGCATTACCGTGAACCTCGTACTGTACTCTTGCATTCATAACTTTCCTGACATACTCATCAGCTTCTCCCCTAAGTTCTGCCTCATGCATTGATGTAGGTGAAAGGTCTCGGACAATTTCATAAGCCTCAGACATTGGAACAACCCTCCAACCGTTCTCAAGGTCACCATCAGTATCATCAAACATATCTTCGTTCAACTTACCATCTTGATCAGTGTAATCAAGCCATGTCTTTTGGTTGAGATATGTGGATGGATGTTTTCTGAACTTTTTGTCTTGAGTCTCGGACAGATAGGTTCTTACAGTCTTACGTATCATGTCTATCTCCTCATCTGTAAGCTTCATCCAAATGTCAAGTGATGTCTTCTTGTCTTTCTTATGGTCATACAGATTCCAGAATTTCTCAAACTGCTCTTTTCTTTTCTTCTTTCTTTCTATTTCTATTCTTTTATCTTCTTTACTTTCCTCTTCTTTCTTTTCTTTCTTTTCCTTTATGGCATTGCTGTCGTTATGCGTTTGCATTGCATCCGCATTGCTGTCGTTGTTTTCCCATCTAATTCGTGCTGCTTTTTTAGCCTTCTTGCTCTTTTCCTCTCGTTCGTCTAATCGCTTTTGAATACTCATTGATCCAAATGTGTTTTGATTGATAACAAATAAATCAAATCCAGTAATAATGCTTTCAATTGTTTCGCTATCTGTTCGCAAATCAAATGCTATGCTTTCGTAGTCAGTTGGCAATGCGTTTGCATTATTGTAAAGGTCTTCAACAATAGCCCAAAACATACCATAACCAGCCATTCCGTGCTTCATTATCAAACGCTTAATCTTTGCGTCCTGACGAGCATTAAAGTCGTGAGAAAAGTAATATGATGTGTCTTTAGCCATTTTAAAAAGAGTTAGGGGAGGTGCGGCAACACCCTACCAACTGGCTCTCAACACGCGCAGCCGTAGTTTTATCCCCTTGTGAAAATGTCTGTTTCATTTGTTGAGATTATGTGAATCAACATTTGCCGTGTTGACCACACAAATATACAAATTATTTACCTAATCAAGCACCTGTTATTGGTTGCATTTGATGTTTGGTTAGTTAATAATCTGATTGCGTTTTTTGCTTTCTGTTCTTTTTTTGTGCAGAATATGTCGATTCCATATCTGGACAGGTAGTCGTTTATCCATATAAAGTGTTCGTTTTTTGGGTCTTTGTTCTCAAAGTTAAATATGTAATCCCAATCAACATCAGCGTATAGAGAGTTGTTGAATCCATAATCGCAAATCTTTAGCTTACAGGTTTTTGATATTCGTTCTCTAAACCTCCAATCTGTTCTATCACTATATACGTTCTTAATCCAGTTAGGGGTTCTTCCTGTGTTGTGTAGCCATTGCCAATATGCAACGTAATCGTTATCACTCAATCTATACCTTGATTCTAATTGGCATTCTTGTTTAAATAGCTTATTGTACAAAAACGGATATTCCCATACACAAGCGGAGAAACCAAAATAGCTTAACTCATCAAGTTCTATTTTGTATGTATCGAGTTTTTCAGCATCAACTATTTCTTCCTCAATCCACTCTTTAAAGTATTTCTCACCATCAACAACTACTGATTTTGTTTTACGTGTTGACATTGTGAACTTACCTACAACCCGATATTCATTCGGTGAAAACTCCTTTATTGTCATATCTTAAAAATTACTTCAACAAATCATCTATCTGATTCTGAATATCCACCTCAACCATGAATCTGGAAGACTCTATTACCATCTTCATTGTCTCCAGCATGGTTATCGCAGAATCTTTCATGTCATCACTTGCTTGAGTCTGCTCGGATGATGTTGCTGCCAAAGCAGAGGAAAGCCCAAGGAATATCATCTTCAGTGGCGTTCCATCAAAGTGTTCTGATACTCCCATGAGCATCATTCCGTTAACTGTCTGTGTAAGGATCTCGTCTATTTCTTCTTCTTTCATTGTTCCTGTCTTTAAATTAATGTCATTGAATACACCATCCCTCCTGTAAGTAACCAGGAAAGGAATATAATAAGCGTTCCGTACTTCTTGGCCTGAAGTGTTCCCTTCTTGGCTCTGTGGTTGCAGAGAATTATTTCGTGTTTCATCTCAATGCTTTTCCGAAGGTAATTCCGAACCCTCATCTTCTTTGGTTTCAAGGCTTTCAGAATGTTTTTCGTTTGGTAATTCCGTAGCTTGTTCAACGCAGAATCCACAGGTCTGTTTGTCCTTTTGAGCTTCTTCCCAGCCTTGCAAGTATGCATCTCTGAGTGGTTTCAATCTGTCAACGTCAAACTCTTCATGAATTGGAAAGAGTTCTAACGCTCTATCTTCTGCTTGTTCTCTTGTTTTCATTTGTTTAATTTTATAAATTCCCTTAAAAACCAAAAAAACGCAACCACACAAACAGTAGATGCTATAAC